TACAATAAGTCCTTCAGATATATTTATGAAGTTCCGTCTCCTGCCTTTGCTAACAGTTTCTGAACTTCACCTTCTGACATCTGTTTACCCATTCTTTCTACAGGTTTGCAAAATTTTATATCGTGTTTTTCATCAAACACAAACTTAGTTCTTAGATGTGTTCTATCTCTCTCTACAATTAAATGATAGGTATGTCCATATAAAGTCGAGTTAAAACCTAGTGATACAATAGGTCGACCCTCATATAGATCTCCTACTTTATATGGGCAAGTCTCAGCAGTTCCATTAAACTTAATATGAAACTGCCTAGAATTTACGTGTTCTTGTTGTCTTAATTCACTTGACTTTTTCAGTGGCATCTTCTTCTGGTTCTTTGAGTGTCATGTTAAGTGCTTCGATTGCACCTTCCAATCTCAAAACTTGTTCGTTACGAGTCTTGAGTTGTTTTTCCAATTCGACAATTGTTGCCTTTTGTTCTTTCAATTGGTCAGTAAATTCTTTGACCATTTGTGTAGCGTCCATAGTTAAAAATGATTAAGTGTTTTATTTATCCCATTTGGATAAACTGTGGTGGTTCGGTCATGGATCCCTGCTGAACCCCTATAGATCCACCAGTTTGTCGATACATGACCCACCCTGTTATTATATATTTGGTTTCTTTAGGTGCAACTTCTGACTTATGAAAGTGTGTCCAACCCGCAGGCCACATGACTACCTTACCTTGTTCTGCTGCACATTTATGATTCTGGAACTTGAATTCAGTTCCACCTTTTTCTTTTATAGTATTCAAATATATTGACCACACTATTTGCCTATAAGAATTTCTATCAGATACTGTCTCAGTATGCCATTGTTTAAACCCTTCGTTAGGTTCAAACTTTTGCATATTAAAATCTGCCTCAATAATCATTGGTGATATTCCTGCCAACCCATTTATGTTATCAGATACATTGTCTTGAAAAGAATACTTATCAATGTATACGTTAATATACTTTGCCATCTCTTCTATAAGAAAACATAATCTATCTCCCCATACTTCATGATTCTCGAATGATGGGTCAAATCCTATTTCAGTATCTTTTTTTCTATCTGCTTCTACTTTTAGATTGCCATGTATATCAGCAAAACCTCCGTCTTTGTGCATCTCAGGATGCTCCTCAAAGGTTTTGATCATATCATTACACCACTCTGCACTAAAAGCATTAGGTATTTCTAGTATAAAATTTTCACAAGTCATGCTAATATTATAGCACAAAAAATTTATTTAACAAATATCCAACCGTTGTATGGATAACGAACCGTACCGTTCCAACGGAAACCACCCGCTGCACAGTTTCTAGAACCACTGCTACTCTGGTTATTAGTGTAGCAACCGAAACCAATAGCAGAGTCATTTGAGTTACATTCGTTCTCGTTGTTCATAGTGTGACCAAATCTCATTGCAGCAGCATTAGAGTCAGTTCTATTAAAACCGTTTCTATTACAATGAGGTTGGTTATTCCACTGACTGCTACTCTCTGGTATCCAGTTTAAGAATTGAGATCTACTTAAACTTGTATTGTACTGCGATCCAGTAAAAGCACTTTTAGGAGTTACTCCAGTTCTAGCAACTGTAAGAACATTATCAACAGTATTCATTGCAAATCTAAATCCAGTTTGTGTTTGATATTCATAGTATGCTCTGTTTAACGCATCTCCCGAACCAGTATTCTGACATGCTGCCTCTGCTACTGGAGATGATGCCGACCATCTACCACCATTGTATGACCAAGGATTAGATGTATCAGCAGGAGAACTCGATATCTTAGCACATAATATGTAACCACCATTAGTCATATCACAATATGCTTGATATGCACCACCGCCATGGTTTAACCAATATACTCCATTTGATACAGTTGGATCTTCTGCAAGAATTGCAACTGCAGAAGTTGCTGCGTTAGCAGCGTCTAAACCAAGTTTTCCTTTTGTTTTTATTTCTTGCCACTCACTTCCTGTCCAAAGAACTAATTTTTGAAGTGCGGTGTCATAAATTACGAATCCTGCGTCACTGGATCCCAAACTTGGATACGCACTTTCATTAGCATATCCTTGGAAGTTAACTCCATTGACATTATTGATACGACCTACATTTATAATACTCATAATATCTTAGACTATTAAGGTTCCTGATATATTTAGACGAAAAACCTTATAGGGAAAAATTACCCAAAAAATTTTTTCTGTTTATTGGTAATCATAAACCCGATTTTGAAAGTACAACCACATATAAACCATTCCACCACATCTCTGGATCCTCTTGATCGTTTAGTAGTTCTCTTTCATATAGTATTTTTAATCCCATAGCATCTATAAACCTTTTAGTTATAGCAACGTTTTCTTCTATGTTTGCATCATCAACCACCAGAGTAAATACATCTTCTGTAAAGTCAAGCATGTTAAGAAAGAACTCTCTCATTTTTTGTTCTGAGTTGTCACCATCATAGAATATGATATTAACATCATGTTTAAAATCTTTTTTACCAAGACCCGAACTATCACCTCTCAAAACTTGTATGTCAAAATCTAGGGAGTCTGTGGTTATATTTTCCTGCAAGTTTTTAACAAAGGTATCTACAGTCACATTCTGCAATGACAAGTCAAGATCCTCTCTAGCTGGTTGTAAGTTAGGTTGTGACCAGTTATCATTTGCATATGCAGCAACCATATCGTTGTTCTGGACTGCAGCACAGAATGTAGATCCTGCATAGACACCTACCTCAAGATACACTGCACCTTCTTGAGAGCAGAGGTTATTTAAGAAGTGTCTAACTCTAGGTGATGTCAATCCCTCCACATTATAGTATGCACTTGGGTCATTAGGATCATATGTCCTGTGGTTAGAGAGATACTTACCAGAGTTTGTAAATGCTTCGATACATGTCTCTACCTGTGGGTGCACAATTAAGTCTTGTTTTTTCATATGTGATTGTACCACTGCCTCACAATAGTTACAGTCCCAACAGTCAAACTTACATGTCTTTATTTTTTCTCTCCATTTATTAATAGGAGAATCTTTTATTTTTAATGTTTCTGTATATTTCTTATACTCAGGGAACATATATTCTTCTTTATCTGCCCACCTCTTGATGAGATCCATACTTTCTTGTAACCTCATCATACTTTCTCTGCCATGCAGTTTGAATGTATCAATACCAAGTTCTTGCATCTCTACCCAATCATCTCTCCATGGAGGTAGATTTGCTTGCTTGAGATCAAACTCAGGATGCTCTACATCCCATGTAGAACAAGACACTCTACTGATAGGACTAGCAAAAAATATAGGATCGTCTTTTGTTCTAGTGCTGTTATATTGATAATGCTCTGGCATGATAGGGCAACCACCCCAACATGTTTCATTGACAAGCATTGAGA